TTCGAGACACCAACAAGAGCGGCCAGCAAAGCGGTCGTTCCTGTCAAACCCTTGGCGAGTGCGTTCCAGTCGAGAGTAGAGAGCTTCTCGACCGAATCAGCCAAGACCTTTACGGCGGTTGCCAGAAGGATCATGGAGAGTGCCACGAACGGCATCTTCATGAATCCTGTGAAGCCCGAAAGCTTCTCGAACACCAGCATGGCCGAGAGGAGCTGAACGAACATGATCGACATGGCCGCGGCCGCATCGAGCAGCTTCTTCCCGTCGATCTTGGACAGCTGATTCGCGGACAAAGCCAGGATGCCGATGGCGATGGCGATCTGGATAAGCGTCGTAGCTCGAAGAGTGTTCTGCATAGCGCTCAGAGAACCGTTGAGGCCGTCGAGGGTCTCTCGGAGGTCTCCGAGAATTCCACCGCCACCTCCGCCGAGGAAGTTTCGGAGCATGAGAACCAGACCTGCGAAGAGACCAGTGTTCAGGCCCGCGATGACGTCTTCGAACCCGAGGTCGGCGGCAAGATTACCGACGAAGCCCGTGATCTTCTCGTTGAGGTCGTTGAAGAACTTCGAGATGCTACTGCCCATGGACCTGATGCCGGACCACACGTTATCGATAACCGTGAGGACCTTGCTCCACGCCTTGGATATGACGCCGCCAAGACGCCCCATGGGTTCGAGGCTCTTCGAGATCTCCTTGATTCGCTCCGTCGAAGCACCAGGATCGGCGTCCTTGAACAAACTTCCGAGCCACTTGGCGAGTTCTCGGGCGAGCTTGATCGGGGTCTTGAGGATGTCGCTGAGCCCCTTGAAGACGTTGGTGAGACCTTCGCCTTCGAGGATCGCGGCTCTTGCCTTGACGAGGAAATCCCCAACTCGGGCAGCGAAGTCGAGGAAGCCTCCCGACCCCTTGGTCGCTTCACCGAAGAGATCGCCCAGGACGCCGATGACGCCCTTGATGATGTCGCCCGCGAAGGCGAATATGGTAAAGACTCCTCGGAACACCCGCCGGAGCTTTTCCGCGGTCTCCGAACCGATCTTGAGCCTTTCGACGAAGTCCCGGAACTTGGCGGTCATCTCGAAGAGTTGCTTGGCCGTGGTTGCCGGGAAAATATCGCGGAAGGCGTTCTTGATCGGCGTGATCACCGAACTCAGGGCGTGGAAGACGTTGGTGACGCCCTCGATGAGGGCCTTTCGACCGCCGAGTTTGTCCCAGTCCTTGAGGAGCTTGTTTCGAGCGTCGGAGGATTCCTGAAGCATTCCGCCTATGGAATTGCTGATGCCCGTGAACAGACCCTTGGCTTCGGTGAAGTCACCGAAAATGATCTGCCAGGTCTGTGCCCACCCGGAGCCCAGCTGTTCCTTGAAGGTACCGAACAGCTGTGTTACGGTCTTCACTTGGGTAGCCGCATCTCGAGCTACCTTGGCCTGAGCCTGGATAGCCTTGATCTGAGACTTGCTGTAACCCTGAGCGGCGAGATCGGCATCCTTCAGGTCGCCCGTGAACTGCTGAAGCGTGGCCGTCAGAACTTCGCCGGTGAGCCAGGGCTTTCCGTTCTCCGCCGAAAGGGACTTGGCGAAAGCCTTCCCGTCGATGGTGACGTTCTTCATGCTTCCGCTGAGCTTCAGGGCGCTCTCGTCGAGAGTACCCATCTTCACCGCGGTTTCGGCCAGGGCCCTCTGGAAGGCGGTGTTACCCATGTTCGCCTGGACGACAGAGTTCCAGTCTTCCAGGGTCACCGAACCGGCGGCGATGGCCTGCGAAAGCTGATACATGGCCCGAGAGGCCTGTTCAGAGTTCGCACCAGACATGGCGGCCACGTTGGCGATACCCTTGATCGCGCCCGTTGCCGTCTCGAGTTCAACACCGGCAGCCGTGAAGGTACCGATGTTCTTCGCCATCTCGGAGAAGTTGTAGATGGTCTGGTCGGAGTAGTGGTTCAGCTCGTCGAGCGCCTTGGTGACGTCCGTGAGAGTCTTACCGGCGACCGCCGTGTTGGCCAGAATCGTCTGGACCGAGTTCAGGTTGGTTTCGTACTCGCGGAAACCATCCATGAGAGGCTCGAGGGTCATCGAGTGGAGAACCGTCTGACCGACTTCGGCGGCCTTTGCACCGATGGAGAGAAGAGCACCGGTCGCGATAGTGCCGAGGCGAGTGAACCGCCCAGCAACGGTGTCGACCGACTTGGCCATGTTGTCCAGATTGACCGGGGTCTTCTGGGTTGCGGCGGCGACATCCTGAAGCCCCTTCGTAGCGCCCTGAAGCTGGAGCTTCTTGTTGAACGCTTCGAGAGACTTCATGGATTGTGCGACACCGCGCTCGAACTGAGCGTTGTCGAACGTCATCTGAACGACGCGCTGATCGATACTGCTCATGCGGAGGTCACCACCTTCCATACCTTGTCTGCGATTCGGTCGAATACCGGCCGCATGGCCGGGTTGATGTAGTCCTTACCCTGGACATAACCGCCGGTACCCGTTCCGTATCCGTACTGGAGCATGATGGCGACCGGAAATCCGTTTTCGACATCGTTGTTGAGCCAAACGATCCGGTACTTGCCCCTGCCCCCGGAAGCCTTGAAGCTCCAAGAGTCAGCGGCAAGACCGGATTCGATCGGGGTCGCGCTCGACAAGGCGTCCACACCTTCCTGGCCGCAGCTGTTCAGCACGGCGAGAATATGGGGCGTGGACGCCTTCTTGAAGAACGACTCCGTCTTCTTGAAGGAGCCGGTTACGTTGAAAGAGATCATAACGGCTCCCTCGGGTTCTACTCCAGGCCGGTCAGCTGACGACCGACGTTGTTGATGGTGTCGTCGAGATCGACACGGGCGGCGTTCAGGGCCTCGAACACGACCCGGAGGGAGTAGGACTCCGCCGGGGTGTAGTTGAACATCGCGTCGAGAGGGTCGGGCTCGTTCGCCGGACGCGGGTGGTAGGCGAGGAAGGAGGCCACCGACTCGACCTTGTTGAAGGCCGCTCGGAGTTCGAGAACTGACTGGGACGCCTTGGCGTCCATGATGTACCTGTCAACGTTCTGGCCAGCCATGTTGGTGCCTTTCTAGTCGATCGGGTAGGAAATGCCCGCGAGAGTGAACCACGCGGTGGTGGACGCGCTCGTCCAGGACTGGATAGCGCCGTCCGAAGCCAGAAGTCGTGCAGACATCTGGACAGTTGTGTTCGATGTGATCGGGAACACCTTGTCTTCCTGCGGACGCACCTTGGGCGTCAGGTTCGGCAGGTTCGCGATGGTGGTGAAACCGCCGTTCGGGACCTGCAAGGTACCCTTCAGGAAGACGATGCCGTTCCTTCGCCGGTATGCGGGCTGCTGAACGATGGTGGCGCCGCCGGTCACTGAGAAGTTGACCCAGCCAGTGTCCTCAGCGATCGTCAGCCACTTACACCAGCCGCTGGCCTGGTTTGCCGTCCGAACCCACGTTTCGGTCAGGTTCGTGAGGCCGCCGAAATGGCGAGTCCACGTCTGTCTGGCGTAGTTGTCGCCGTCGCGGAAGGTCTCCACCTCTCCAGTCTTTCCCGCGAAGTCCCAACCGGAAGACTCGGTGGTCGAGAAGAAGACCCTCGACGAACCTTGCGGGTAACTGGAAATCGGGGACGACTGAGTCAGAGAGGCCGGGGAGAGGTTGTGCATGATCTGGACCTGGGCCCAAGCCGTCCATCCGCCACCATCGGTAGTGGAATGATAGGTTCGGGTCCACATCGAGTGACGTCCGGTTCCACCTGAAGCGGAGAAGAACGTCTGTGATGTGCGGTCCGTGATGGGACGGTTGGTGATCACCGAACCGAAACCGTTGGCGAGCGACCATCCGGACCCCGTGGTGACGCTGAACATCGATACGCCCACAGGATATGACGTCGGCGGAGCGGTCTCGGGAAGCGCGTTGGCGCTCAAGATCTTGGACGCGATGAGGCCCGCATCGATCTGAGCACCATCGTGCCTGTCGAGGATGAGATGACTAGATGCGTCGATCTCACCGTCTACGATCGTTGCAGCTTCGATCGCTAGCATCCGGGCGGCGGTCAAGCCGGTTACTGTAGCCATGCATCCACCTTTCTGCTATGCGGAGCTGATGGTGTAGGTGTCCTCGTCGATGAATTCGGCCGTCGGCGAAGTGATTTCGAACGTGGTGTCATCCAGCATCCGAATGACGTCGAACGGCGCTTCCGCGGTCCACGTACCGTCCCCGTTGTCAGTGATGACAAGCGCAGAAGCAGTGTCGAAGGCTGCGGTAAGTTCTTCGAGATCGGGGAGATGTGCGGTATCGGTGTCGTTTCCATACAGGATGTCTTCGACGGCAGCCAATACCTCGGGATCCGTCTTCCGGGAGTCGATCACGACGTGGGCCGTGGGCTTGTATCCCGGCATCGACGGAGCTCTGGTGGTGATGTTCCAGCTGAAATCGATCGCTTCGATCGAGTCGCTGAACGAGGAGTTGGTTCTTTCCGAAGGCGCGGCGTAGGCGTTGTAGACGATGTGGATCTTGTATCCGTAATCGCCGGAGATCTCGTTTCCGATCCTCGTCCGGTAGGAGAAACCGAAAGGCTTCTTCCGCTGGTGAGTCAGATAGAGACCGGACCGAGCCTGACGGGAACCCTGACACTGTTCGAACAGGTCGGGATAGGTGAAGGCGGTGATGGTCGCCGAAAACTCCTCGGAAGCGGGTACCACGAGGTACTTGTATCCGTCGATGTAGAACGAACGGGATTCGCCGCCGATGACGTTCTCACTGACCGAGGTGAGGCCTGTCCACGGAACGCCGGGTTCGGACCCAACGTAGAGGACTCCCCGGTCGACACCGGCCTCGTAGACTCGCTCTCCGGCGGCGCCCCAGGTGATCCGGGACAACTAGGTTCCTCCTCTCATCCAGTGGTCCCCAGCATCGCCTTGCGCTGGGCGTTGAGGTCTCGTTGACGCTGTGCCACATCGCGGCGGCTCATCTTCTTCTGGGGCTTGTTCTTCTCATTACAGACCCGGATGAGCATGAGCAGGCGGCTGAGATGCCAGTTCTCGAACTCAACCGGAATCTGGTAAGAAACCATCCAGTAGTAGATGATTTCCGCCGTGATGATCTCTCGGCTAGCCCTGGATTGACCAGGGATCTCGCTGATCTTAGTGGCAGTCATCTTGGCGTTGATGTAGGCACTGATCTCGCGTCCGTTCTCTTCCGTCATCTTATTGTAGATCTCCGGAGGAACATTGGGGGTCAGCGTCATGGCCTTGACGTACCACATCAGCTCTTCGGGCGTCTTCTCCGTGTCGCTGAGGAACGGCTTCTCGAAGAAAGACTCCCATTTTGACAAGGAGACCAGAGAGTGCTCCATGTCAATCGCGAACGTCTCGTGACTGAAACGGTTCGTCGTTTCGTCGAAGTATTCGGCCACGGGCACGTGAACGGTGAGCACTCTCTGTCTCCTTTCTGTCGACTAGAACTCGTAAAGCCAGTCGACGTCGATGATCGCCGGGAACTTGTAGCCGGGCGCGGGCTTCGCGACCACGATCGTGTCGCCGGTGATGACGATGTCGCCCGCCGGGACCACCTCACCGTCGATGGTGTAGATGACACCGGTGACGGTCGGGATGGTGATCGTCTTGGTGGTCGAGTTGTACGCGGGCTCGGTCGGGGTCGCCTCGGCGAGGGTTCCCGCGAAGATCGCGATGACCTCGGCCGGGGTCGGAAGCTGCGGGTCGGTACCCGCCGTGCCGTAGAGGAGCTCCTCGAGCGCGGCGAGGTCGGAGGCCTCCACCTTGGTCGAGTCGATGGTGAGGCTGGAAGTCGGCTTGTAGACCACGCCGCCGATGGTGCCGACCTCGACGGGGGTCGTGGTGACCTCCCAGCTGAAGGTCATGGCCTCCGGCGAGTCGT